TTTCTTGGAGGGCTGAACCCGTACCAATAGCTGAGGCTGGTCTGATTAAGGCATTGAGAAGAAAAGCGCCAACAAGTCCTAAAGCCAAGTAGGAAGTAATCTTGCCTATAACCATAGATTTTGAAGATAAGAATACTTATTAAGTCATTCTCTATTCTAAGAACTGAGAATGGCATTTAAATTAAAGACAGGTAAAACATTAAACAAGATTTTAGCAGGCGCAGGAATTGCAGCCTTAGGAACTGTGGCTTTAGGCATGGTTGCGCCTAATCTCGCCACAGGCATAATGGGTAAAGCAATTACAGCGGGCGCAGGTTTTCTAGTTGGTGGTTTGCCAGCAGCAGCAGGCGCAGTAGCTACCGAAATGATAGCAGGCAGTGCCAGGACATTTACAGGTGCTAGTTCAATGGGCGGGATACAGGAGACGACACTATAATGGCAGTTCCAATCATGCGAGCCTATACGACAACAGGTGCAGCACTTAACGTTTTTACACCTTCAACCGATAACGTAACAGGTCTCACAATACAACAATTAAATAAATCCAACACAATTTTAGATTGTGTAAATAATCCAGACCCACCAGGTGCAGCAGCATATGAAAATAACATCCTAGTTAACGGAATCCAGAGCGGCGTTACCAACTTCTCGGTGGCTTCTTCAGCCGCCAGTTCTGGTAGGGTCGTATTTGGACCAATTCCAGTAACCGTTGGTGGCAGCGCGGGCGGAAAACAATTATCTTATCAATCAGGACAAGTAGTTACCGGGGGCGGAATAGCGCAATATCAATTTGTCATAAAGTACGCAGATAGTTTCTAGGTGGCAAAATGCCACAAATGATTCTCGGTTATGAAGTAACAGTAAAACCGAATGACACCACAGCCGAATCTACTTTTGTAGCAGACTCAATCGCCGGCGGTGCAGCAGCCACAACAATTCACTATCCTACAGAATATCGAAGCATAGCCATATCAGTAGCAATTAAAAACCAGGATGCGGTTAACACCTGTAGTTTTTCAATAAATCGACAGCCTGCAATTACATTAAGCGCAGGGTCAGACCAAAACATAAACGGACAAAACATAGTAAGTGTTCAAGTAACACCAGGTGCAGCAGGTTCAACCGATATTTTGGCACAGGTTACACCGATGTATCTATCAACAGAACAAGCGCGCTTTAATTTAGCAAGGGGTTAAAATGGGTTTTTCAGGCGGGGGTTCAAACGTACTTTTACCACATACTCACGACGGACGGGTGAGCCAGGATGGTGGAGAATTGGATTTTAATAATATTACACAGGCAAACAGTTCTAGTGGTCAAATGTTTTATTCAAACGGCACGGCCTTACAACAGTTAGGAATTGGAACGCCTGCCCAAGTCATGACTGTATCGGGTGGAAATTTACCCTCCTGGAGTGCGAGCGGCGGTGGTGCTACACTGACGCGCCAAACAGCCAGTTCTACTACTACACAGAGTACGAGTTCAGCTACGCCGGTAGATGCTACATCGTTTACGGCTACACTTCAAGCGGGTGCGGGTATGTGTATATGTCAATATATGACCGCCTATCAAACCACAAATGACATGGATTTAAGATGGAATTTCAGCACAGATGGCGCACAGACCATTATAACTTATGGCTCTTCACTTTTTAGAAATGCTACACAAGTAGGTATAACATCTACCTTAAGTTCACAAACTGTTACACTTCAATTTGCAGCGCCTTTCGGTGGTTCTGTTTCTTTGCAGCGTGCGAGCTATGCCGGATTAATGACTCTGCTAGAAATATCATGACAGTAATTCGTTTTAAAAAAAAACTTGATTGCACGGATGCCGAAAAATGTTTTGATAATTTCTCCAAACAAGTTAGTGGTTTAGTTCCAAGTTTTATAGATGGAATATCAGGCCATATCACAATTTTACACTCTTTGCCTTATCATGAGATATTCTGTACATTTTATGATAAGGGGGAACATGAAAATTGGTCACAAGGAAAAATTATTTCAACAAAATTTAATGATACACAAACAAAGTTTAAAGGGTCAATTCCAACCAAAACAGAATTAGAAAATTTATAAAAAAATTAAAGTAGAGTAATAGAATTATTTGTAGAAATTGTTACCTGGCAATCTTCATAACATTTACGACACTTTGGAGTCAGTATCTCTTTAGGCATATATTGTTTACACACTACGCATTTTTTACGAGCTATAATCTCTATAATTTCAGTTGTCATAGATTTTTAACTCTTTATCCAATCCAACATACTTTAAACAGTTACACCGCCGAGAACCTTCAACTTCATCATAGTAAAGAAACTCACACCCCACATCTGTATGAATATACTCGTAATGTCTGCACATTTTACACTTGACATAATGTTTAACATATGAATAACTCAAGATTCAATCCCCTTCTCAGTTGTCATTGATGACACCTACAAATACATTTACAGTTTTTATGTTTCTCTTCTAAAGTTGAAGACATATCACAATCATCACAATGACAATACCAACCTCGTGTCAAGATTCAATCCCCTTCTCAGTTGCTACTTCCAGGATACAATGCATCATTGTTTCACTGGCCGTTTTTTTGTGTAGTTCTGTTTGAAGTTGCTGCAGAACAGACCAATAAGTTGTAGGCATTGTTATTGTTACTGCGCTCTTAATCTCTCCTACACCTGCTTTTCGTCTGCGCTCTCGTTCTTCTTTTGTTACAAACTTGGGGTCTAAATAACTCATATTCTGTCTAAGTCGTACTATGATTTAAATATATATATTAAGAATCGTTGACCATATAGATATTCCTAGGACCCTTTAATGAGGTGCAGCCCAACGCCCTACCTACTAATACCGTACTGCTGGACACTGCTCGCTCGCTTCGCTCGCTCACTTAGGACATGGGAGTAATTGTTATAGGGGTTTTCGTCAGCTTTTGTTACCTTTTACCTACCTTTTTTTACAATAATAACACTTACAACTAAGCAATTTCTTTAAAATTATGACATGGAAGAGCTTTTATCTTCAGCACTTATCCTGGTGGCGTGTATATCTGCTGGCATTTCTGCTTGCTTCATCGCTAGGGGTAGGTCTAGTATTAACAAACACTCTAGGCAGCGCATCAAAGACTTTGAAAGTGATATTAAATATTTAGCAGACAGCAAAAAAGAAGAAGCCGCAGACTATAGAAAAGAGATTATGAGATTAAAAAACGTAGTAAGCAAAGCCAAAGATGTCCCTACAGTTACCGATACCGACATGAAAAACTCTGGTCTAGGGGAGGTTCTTATGCAATTAATACCAGGTAAGTATAGAAAAGCTGCATCTTTCCTTATTCCACAAGTTGAAGAAGCAGTTAAGAAAGACCCTGCAATAATAGAAAGAGTTTATGAAAAAATTAAATCAGCCAATAATAAACCGTCCGAACCTGGAAGTGAAGTTAAAGCAACTACAACCCTGTGACATGTGCGCTGATACTATAGATGGCCATCCGCATGGGATAGTTAGAACTGTGGACCTACAAAGTGGGTCAAACAAACTGGACCCTGTTTACAATACCACTGAAGACTGTCCAAAGTGCAAAGGAGAGAAATACATTTGGGTCTAATCATCATCATGCCATTCGCCCCATTCGACAGAGCCATGACCTTCTCTAATATTGATACGTTTTTTCTTTTTACATTCAGAACAGATGTAAGCTTTTTGAGTTTGAACCATCAGAACGCCCAAGTGCTGTCTGAACTCTTTTTACGCCTAGAAACACGTTTTTTAAGACCCACATAAGCACGCCTCCCAATCTTACGAGTTTTTCTAACACCACCTTTTCGGGTGGAGCGTTTCCTTTTCGTTTTTGTTTTACTTTTTTTACCATTTCTTAAGCGCTTCATTTTAGCTCCCCAGGCTTTAGCAGCCTTTGAGCCTTTCTTCAACTAACGCCCACCCCCAATTTACTATAAAATGACTTTGCGGATGGGCTTAGACTTGGCACACTTGCCGTAGTTCCTGAGCTCCAGGTAATAGTAGAAGATGATGGTTTTAAAACACCATAATTAGTTTCGCCTTGTTCTTGCGAAACAGCCCCCACACTTGCGGCTCCTGCAACATCTGAAGTATAATAAACTAAATCTCTTAACGAGAAAAGAGGATCTAACAAAGAAGCGCTACCTTTTCCTATGGACCGTAGTGAACTCCCAATTCCCGCGCCGATTGCGGCTATTCCAGACCCAGTTTCTTGGAGGGCTGAACCCGTACCAATAGCTGAGGCTGGTCTGATTAAGGCATTGAGAAGAAAAGCGCCAACAAGTCCTAAAGCCAAGTAGGAAGTAATCTTGCCTATAACCATAGAT